ATCATCTGTGAGAAAATTTCGTTTTATGAAAAATTGGAGTATGTGGCATGCAAACAGAAATCGTAAATGTTGAAAAACTCTTAAAAAACCCAAAAAACCCAAGAATTATAAAAGATAAGCAGTTTAAAAAGTTGGTTAACTCTATAAAAGAATTCCCTGAAATGTTAAATTTACGTCCAATTGTTGTTGATTCTGATGGAATTATTCTTGGTGGAAACATGAGGTTTGAGGCGTGCAAATCTGCTGGGCTTAAAGAGATTCCTGTAATATATGCAAACGAATTAACAGAAGATCAGAAGCAACAATTTATTATTAAAGATAATGTTTCCGGTGGAGAATGGAATTGGGAACAATTAGCCAATGAATGGGACTTAGAAAAGTTGAGCGATTGGGGTTTAGATTGTCCAGATATAAAAATACAAAAAGAGGATACTTCAAAAGAGATCCCAGAAGAACAGGTTAGCTTAGATGGTGATTGTGTAGAAGGCAATCTTTATGCTTTGGGTAACCATAGATTGTTATGTGGAGATAGTACTAATATTAATAATGTTGAAAAAGTTTTATGTGGCAACGATTGGGATACATTGATATTTGACCCTCCATACGAAATAGAGGAATTGTATCAAACTGCAATGTTGCCATATGATGAAAATAAAAAACTATTAATTTTTTGGGATTTTAAAAGATTTGCAATAGCTGCAAAGGCTCCAATTGATTTCGGTTGGACTCCTCAATACGAATTTATTTGGGATTGTGTCACATCATGGTATACACCTAACAGGCCACTCGCAAGGCATAAAGCCTGCGGATATTTTGCAAGCAATCCAGTTTTTAATTTTGATAGCGCAATTATACATGATGGTAAAGAGAGAAAGGCAGGAGTTGTTCACAATACGCGTGGTGATTGTGACTATAAACCACTTGATGGTGCTGTTCATATTAGAACCGTTGAAGCTTTCCCAAATGCTTCAGAAGGAGACGTTCACAAACACGGAAAGCCGGTACAATGGATAACAGCCATATTTAACGGAATCAGCGGAGAAAGATATTTGGATTTATTTGGTGGAGGGGGCACAACACTATGCGTGTGTGAATCTATAGGAAAACAATCGTTTACAATAGAATTAAACCCTAAAAGTTGCAACGCGATTATCTCGCGTTGGGAAAAAATGACAGGAAAAAAGGCAGAATTGTTAAACGGTGACGTTTAAAAAATCCATATCTTTTTCAACTGGTGACAAAATATGATTAACGTCAAATTGTTGCAGGTCGTGTTTTATGTAAAACGGCTTATTGTTAGACCTGAGCAACTTTACTGCTTCATAAAGAAACTTTGTCCAGTCAACATTATTGTTGAATCTTTTTTCAAAATGATTCATCTTGCCAATTTTGAAATGGTGGGTGTATTGCATGGATTGTTTAATTAATTCAATAGATTGTGCAGGGTCAATTACTGGCTCGATGCTTACCCACGTCTTAATGTTGTTGTCTGTTAATATTTTGAGTGTTTGTATCCTTTCTGCTGTGCTGGCAGCATTTGGCTCTACTGTTGACTCAGAGCCTTCGCACAGTGTCAATGTTGTACCTATTTTAAAACGGCTTCCAAATGATTTGAAAATATCCAAATCTCTTAAACATCTTTCACCGCCTTTTGTCAAAATTGCCACGGGTTGCTTTTTTAAATTTAGCCAAAACAAGCTTTCGCGTGTTGTTTTTAATTCAACATCTGCAACACAATACGGATCACACATGAAAGATAATAAAATTTGTTTGTTTGGTAGATTTTTGATTAACTCCTTTTCAAGGGTTAGTATAAAATTTTTTCTCTGCTGCACTACCTTGTTTGTATCGGCAGATCTTTTGATTAGGCAGGTGTAGCAATATGTGCAACCGTGATCACATCCATTATAAACATTTAACGCTAAAGGGCTGTATTCTCTTGCTTTGCCTGCTGGTTCGTAAATTAAAGACATGGCTAAACCTCCTGTGTAACTTGTTTAACATCAATAGCTTACAATTAGAGTATACAAGTTTAAAACCAACAAAGCAAGGCTTTTTTTATGGGTAGACACGCACAGCCTATTCAACTTCATATTATAAATGGTAACCCTAACAGGTTAACCAAAGACGAAATTGAGCGGCGGCAAAACTCTGAAATAAGATTTGGTAATCAAGATTTTAAAATGTCGCCACTGGTAAGAAAAAATTTACACGCAAGAAGAAAGTGGAAGGAAATAATAGAATTGTATGTAATGTATGGTGTTGATTTTGTTTCAACTTCAGATGCTACTATATTAGAGCGTTATTGTTTAACTTACGCTGAATATGTTACGCTTCAGGAAGTTAGAGAAGAAGTGATAAATAAGGGTTGGGATAAAGTAAAAACATATCATGCAATCGAAGAGCTTGGTCTTGAAAACAATATAAATAAAAAAATTGATTTGCTTACAAAGTTAGAAGATAGATTAATATTAAATCCTTTGTCAAAAATAAAAACTGTTCCTGTTAAACAATCAGATAAGCAAGCTGATCCTAACGCAGCAATGTTTGGGGACTAAATGGCCTCGCAACATCCTACCACTCAATACGCAACTGATGTAGTTTACGGTAATATAATAGCCTGCCAATGGGAAATTAAAGCCTGTAAGAGACATTTAAGAGATCTTGAAAGACAGGGAACGGATAATTTCCCTTTTGTTTTCGATGAAACAAGAGCAAACCGTATTTTTGACTGGTTTAAGTTGTGCCGACACGTAAGAGGCGCATTTTCTGGAAAACCTATAGAACTTGATGATTGGCAAAAATTCGATTTGGGCTCAATTTTTGGGTGGGTTCATAAGACATCAGGTAAAAGACGCTTTAAGGTTGGATATATAAGAGTTGCGCGTGGTAACGGTAAATCTACTATAATGAGTGGAATCGCTCTTTATGGTATGTGTGGAGATGCTATTTATCCACCATATCACCCAGAGTTGGCAAGATATGAAATCTCACCTGAAATAGTTTGTGCGGCCGTAGATAAGGAGCAAGCTAATATAGTTTGGGGAGACGCAAGAGAAATGGCCCTGGCTTCTCCAGACATTCTTAAAAGACTTAAAGTTGCAAAGACATATATAAGCCACAAAACGCGCTGTGGAGCATTCAAAAAGATGTCAAAGGATGTCAATAACAAAGATGGTGGAGCACCATGTATGGTTATTATTGACGAGCTTCATAAACATAGAACATCTGAAGTTAAAGACACGTTAATGTCTGGTATGGGGAAAAGAGAACAGTGCCTTGCCCCATCAATAACTACCGCAGGTACAGACGCAGAAAATAGTATAGGTAAAAAAGAAGATGATATTGCAAAAAAAATACTCATCGATGAAATAGTTGATGAGACATATTTTGCAGTAATAAGAGAAATTGACGATGAAGATAATCCTCATGATGAAAGTTGCTGGCCTAAAGCCAACCCTATATTTAGAAACATGAATGCTTATAGTGAAGAGATATTCGACACTATGAAGCGTGAACACAATCTTGCTTTTGGCTCTGGCGATCCTGCAAAAATACGTGAATGGATGATTAAGCGCGTTGACCGCTGGCAGACTGACGCGGAAAACAAATATATGTCTGGCTGCATGGATAAGTGGAAAGCGCTCGCGGTGCCACGTGATGAATTTTCAAAATTGATATACAATACTGAAGGGTTTTACGGAGACGATCTTTCAAAAACAACAGACTTGACGGCAGATGCATACGTCACATGGCTACCTGATGGAAGGCTTGCGGTAACGGCTCACGGGTTTATTCCTGAAGAAAGGGCAACTCAACACGAACACAGTGACAGGGTGCCGTATAAGCATTGGGCTAAGGACAACTGGTGCACCTTAACAAGTGGCGCTGTGGTTGACTACAATTTTATCGAATCACACATGCACGATATGGAGTTTGACCACAAAATTATCATTAAGGAAATCTGCTACGATCCATATAATGCCACACAGTACGCCAATAATCTAACCGGCCAGGGGTATACTTGTGTTGAGATCCGCCAAGGCGTACAAACACTATCAGAGGCAACCAAGAAGTTTAGAGAGCTTGTATTGCAAGGTAAGATTGTGCATGATGGGAACCCTCTTTTAACTTGGTGTTTGTCTAATGCTGTAGAGGTTTCAGATAATAACGGGAATATAAAATTGAGCAAGAAACATAAAGATGACAGCCAAAGAATAGATTTACTTGCTGCTGTTATCAATGCGCTTGTAAGGGCGCTTGTGTTCGAAGAGGAGCCGCAAGGCAGAGTATTTTTTGTATAATTCAAAAAAAGTTAACACTTTAAAAAAATTATATTATATTGTTTTTTAGATGAGATAGTTTGTAAACACTAAAAATATCGGGCAGCCTGTTTAAAAGTCCGGCCAGATGATTAAACAGGTCAAGATTTAAGGGGTGATGTAGCCGCTACATGGTTGCGTCACCCCTTTTTTTATGCCCAAAAGGTTGATAAATGAAACTTTTTAAGTCAATTTTTGTAGATTTAATGTTGATTTTAGGGTTTTTAAGCCTTGTTTACGGTGTTTATTTGATGTATAAACCTGCTTCTTTTGTTGTCGGTGGGCTTGTTTTGCTTGCTGCTTTTGTGCCAAATCAGGGCAGAGAATCGCCTGAAAAGCGTAAAAAAGAGGTTGATTAATGGGTTTTTTGTCTAATTTGATAAGCGAAACACGATCTTCGAGCATAGTTTCAGGAATTAGAAATCCACCTGAAATACTTGTTAATATGCTTGGTGGTTTGCCTACTAAATCAGGTGCACAAGTAAACGAAGAAACCGTTCTTGGACTTACTGCTGTTTGGCTTGCTGTCAGGCTACTTGCTTCTTTGGAGGCATCTTTGCCTTTAATAACATACAAAAAGCTAAAACCGAGAGGCAAAGAAAGAGCAAGTGATCATTATCTCTATAAAATGCTTCACGACCAGCCAAATAGCGAATTGACATCTTTTGATTACAGGTTTGTTTCAGCTGCGCACAAATTTATTTGGGGTGCAGCAATATCAGAAATCGAATTTGATAGCAAAGGTTATCCTATTGCTTTGTGGCCTATTCCCCCTCGGAGAGTTGAGCCAAAAAGAACTGTAAACAAAGAGCTTGTATACGAAGTGAATGTCGATAATAAAATCTACACACTGCGAAAAGAGCAGGTTGTATGTGTAAGATTTTTTCCAATGGATACTGATGGGTGGCTTTCTCCAATATCTGTACATAGGGAGACCTTTGGGGCTTCCTTGGCTGTAAAAGAGTTTGGAGCACGCACATTTGGACAAGGAACAAATCCTTCAGGAATACTAACTGGCCTAAAGTTCAAACAAGGTGCTAATGAAGAATCTTTACTTAAAAAAGTCAAAGAAGCTTACGAAGGTTTAAGTAATTCTCATCGTTTAATGTTGCTTGAAGAAGGTGTAAAGTTTGAAAGAATTGGAATACCCCCCCAAGATGCTCAATATTTAGAAACTCAAAAATTTCATATATCAGAGGCGTCAAGAATTTGGAACATTCCGGCAAACTTGCTTCACGAGCATGAAAAAAATACCACTTGGGGTAGTGGAATTGAGGAAACAAATATAGGTTTTGTGGCTTTTTCTCTAAGACCTTCACTTGTTCAAATAGAACAAGAGCTTAACAAAAAAGTAATCTATGAAGATGATATGTTTGTTGAGTTTTTAATTGACGGATTACTGAGAGGCAAGCTAAATGAAAGATACGAAGGGTATAAAACCGGACTAAATAATGGTTTTTTGTGTCCTGATGATGTAAGAGAATTTGAAAATATGAACCCTTTACCTAATGGTTTAGGCCAAGTTTTTATGGTACCGCTTAACATGCAATCAATTGAATTTGCAAGAGAGAAACCAGACAAAAGCAAGCAAAATACAAATACCAATACAGAAAATGATAATAAAGAAAAAGAACAGGGGGAATAATGCCTGTAGAACATAGAGTTTTAGAGATAGAAGAAATAGAGATTAGGGCCAGCGGAGAATCACAGGAACAGAGATTTGTTTCTGGAGTTGGAATTGTTTACAATAAAGAAGTTGAAATATGGCCAGGATTTCGAGAAAAAATAAGAAATGGCGCATTCTCAGATACTTTAAAATCAGGTGCTGAGGTGAAGAGCTTTTTTAATCACGACCCAAACCAGGTATTGGCAACTACAAAAAGCAATCCTGCTTTAACCATTGAAGATACAGACAAAGGTATGCGCTTCGAGGCTCCAATACCACCGACAACATACGGAAAAGATTTGGAAATAAATCTCGATCGTAAAAATGTAAGAGGTGCATCGTTTTCTTTTTCTGTTGATGATGAAGGGGATATTGTTACAAGAGACGAAAAAGGGGTTTATCATAGGGAAATTGTAAAAGCTACCATCTATGAAATTGGTCCAGTTACCAATCCGGCCTATCCTCAAACAAAAGTAGGTTTGAGAAGCGCTGAAGAAAGTTATAATGAAATTCAAAACAGATATAAAGAATCTGAAAATGTTGTAGATACAAGCGATATCGAACTCAGAAAAAAGAGTCTTTACCTTTTAGAAAGGGGCTTATAATGGCCAAAGATATTCAAAAAATGAAGAGAGAGCGCGCGGCCGTTGTGGAAGAAATGCGCGCTCTACTTACAGCAGCAGAAGCACGTTCAGACAAAAAGTTAACCGGTGACGAAGAGACGAAGTACAATGAGCTTCGCGCAAAAGTCGATGCAATGAACTCTGATATTGAGCGCGAAGAGCATCTGCAAAAGCAGGAGGCAGACCAGCTAAGAGATAAGCCGATGACAAACGAAGATCATAGAAATCTCGGTGAGTTTTTGGTTGAGGCGCGTTTCAATCCTTCTCGGCTTGAGTCTCGTGATGTAACTATGGGGAATGGCCCTTCAATGGGGTTAGTTGTTCCTGAGCAGTTTTCAAACCAGATCAGGATGATCGAACCTCATCAGGCAATTTTCAGACCCCGTGCAACAGTGTTGCCTGCTGGCGATCCACCTGATGCAGCAATCAATCTCGTTGCCCTTGACCAGTCAAATGCGCTTGGAGTTTATTCTGGTGTAACAGTCCAGTGGACAGCAGAGAATGGAGCTCGACAAGATGCAGGAGACCCTCGAGTAAGAGGCATCAAAATTGAACCTCAGGAAGTTTCTGCATATATCGATCTTTCAGACAAACTTCTGAGAAACAGCGCTGTTGCCGGTGCGATGTGTGAAAATCTTCTTAGAAAAGCAATTGTAGCCGCTGAAGAAGTAGCATTCTGCAGTGGTGACGGTGTAGGGAAGCCCCTTGGGATTATCGGACACAGCTCAACCGTTCGAGTTGCTCGTACAAACGCAAACGGTATTGTTTACGCTGACATTATCAATATGTACTCTCGTACAATGGGTGGCAATCTGGCTTGGGTTGCTTCAAGAACATGCTTACCTCGGCTTATGACAATGGTTGACGCGGGTAATAACCTGATATGGCAGCCGAACGCAAGAGAAAAGGAACCTGCAACCCTGCTTGGTTTGCCAATTCTCTTAAATCCGCGCTCGCCCGTTCTTGGCAGTGAAGGCGACCTGATGCTTGTTGATTTGAGTTACTATGCAATTAAAGACGGTTCCGGCCTTGCTATTTTCATGGACCCGTATACTCAGAAAGTAAACGGTGTTACCAGAATGTACATATTCTGGAATGTTGACGGTCAACCGATGATGACTACACCTCTACTTGAGGAGGATGGAGTTACAACAGTTTCGCCATTTGTTGTTCTTAGGTAATTAACCGGAGGGGTAACCCTCCCTTTTATAGAAAGAAGGTTTTATGGAACGTTTAAGAGACGTTATAAAAATTGATACCGCACTTACTCCGGAAAGTTTGAGCGGCGCTGGAACCGGACAGTATTTCAGACTTGACACACACAGAAAAGCTCTTTTTTGTGTTAATGTCGGTACTATGGCAGCGGCTGTAACAAGTGCAATTCAGGTGATGCAAGCCAGAGATGCTGCAGGAACAGAGGCAAAGGTTGTGACACCTGCAACAGCAACTATTACAGCAAATACAAGAGTTCAAAGCGCTCTTTTGACATCAGCAAAGGTGCATGTTGCTGGCGATGCTATAACTATTAATGGCCTTGTTTTTACTGCAGCCGCAGACGATGTGCCAAATACAAGGACGTATGCGGTTGGTGCCGATGCTACAGCGTCAACCGCAAATCTTGCAGCAAAAATAAATTCATCTGTAACAGGCGTACCTGGTGTCCTTGCTTCTGCAAATGCAGGGGTATTGACTTTAACATCAAGAGAGCCAGGCGACACTGCTATTACTATTTCAGCAAGCGCCGGAGCTGTTGGTGTGCCTTCGACATCGCGCGCAGTGGCTTATGTTGAAGTAGATGCAACCGCTCTTGATGTTAACAATGGGTTTACTCACGTTGCTGTACGAGTGACAAATAGCGCTGCAGCACTTACCGGAGCTATTTTGTTAAGAGGTGGCAGCCGATACAAACCAGAGCAGGTAGTAGCAGCGGAAGCGTCATAACAAATGAGGGGGAAACCCCTCTCTATAGCTTGGAGTAAAGCATGTTATATAAAGTAGCTAAACCTTTTAGAGATATTGACGGATCATTTAAAATGATAGGTGACGAAGTGGAAGCAACCAGTGGAAGAGCGGCAACCTTGAGAGCGTGCGGAATTATCGGGAATAGGGTTGAGGTGGCGGTAAAAAAACTGGGCGAAACACCGGAAAAAAAGATTTCTGAAAAATCGGTAGAACCGAAAAGGGAAAATCGAGTAAAATAAAATGTCTCTCAGAGTAATAACAAAGCCAACGGTTGAACCGGTCACGGTCGATGATGTAAAACTACATTCTCGGATTGACAGTGACATCGAGGATACGCTCATTCAATCTTGGATCACCTCGGCACGCGAGCAAGCCGAAGGATTCCAGAGGCGGGCTTATTTACAACAGACTCTTGAGTTGTCATTTGACTATTTTCCAAAATTGCCGTTGTCGCTTTCTATGTCTCCGGTAATATCTGTTGACTCAATAAAGTATTACGACTACCAAAACGCTGAGATATCAATTGATTTAACTGATTTTATTATTGATTTAGACAGCGAACCGGCACGCATAGCGCACGCATACGGCAAGTCATGGCCAAGTGTAACACTAAGAGAGATTAATGCGGTAAAAATCACATACAAAGCAGGATACGGGACGACAGCAGCCGATGTACCGGAAACAGTAAAAGACGCAATTTTGTTTTATTGCGCTTGGAGAAATGAGAACCGGATTGAGGAAGTTAAGTTCCCTGAAGCCTTTTTTAATCTGTTAAGACCTGATCGGATGTATCAATGAACCGCGAGTCTAAAAAATCCTTTGCATCAAGCGCAAATAAGAGATTGACTGTACAAGCTGATACTCCGGTTTCTGATGGCGAAGGTGGCTTTACTCACTCATGGTCAACGATCGGCACTTATTGGGCCGAATTAAGCCCGATGAGAGCAGAACAAAAGTTTAAATACAAATCTGTTCAGGTTGAAGCAACTCACTATGTAAAATTTCGTGGTGAGATTGACATAAATGAAAATCATAGAATACTATACGGTACAAGAATATTTGAGATTCTTACCGTTGAAGATATACGAGAGCGCGGATTTAAAAAATTTGTCGTTTGCAACGAGGTAAGAAGATAATGGCAAGACGCGGACGAAGACCTTCGGCTTTAGGGCCAAAAAAAATTGCCGGTGAATTTAAATCTTATCTCAATGAGGTTCAAAGAGAGATTGACAAAGCTTGTTCTGAAAAAACTAAAAAAGCGGCAAAGTTATTGACAGAAAAACTTAAGGAAAAAGTGTCAAAGAATTTGCCTTACGGTCAACATTCTAAAGCAGGACAGCCACCAGCATCCATAAGTGAAAACCTTATGACTGGTATTACAAGCGCAAATAGTCGCCACGAGTCAAAGGTTGGCTTTGCACGTCCGGCCTACCATGCGCATTTAATGGAGTTCGGAACAGATCCAAGGTATCAGAAAACATATAATGGAAAACCTTTAGCAACTCCAAAAGAGGTTGGACGTGTTGACGCTCGGCCGTTTTTTGGTGTGACTATCAGAGAAAATACTGAAGAAGTTGGCAAAATTTTAGCGGAGCCGATTTTCTGATGTACGAGAAAGAACTTATTGCAAGGTTGGCAGGTGATAGTGAGTTAGTATCACTACTCGGAACATATAATAATAAGCCTTGCATATTCGATCAGGAAAAGCCCAAAACACCACCGTTCCCTTATCTTGTAATCAGGATTGAGAAATACGGTGTTGACGCTGCGGTAAGCAAATTTACAACTGTAATAGATTATTTCGGGCACACGTCAGAACGTAGCCGGTTACAAGCGAGGCAAGCAGTTGAAAGAATTGAGTACCTGTTAAAATATTACTCATTGGCAAGTGAAAGATATTCAGATGTAAGGCATTACGAATGTGACATTATACCAGTACCAAATGAAGATCCAAGGGCGGTGCAGTATAGCGTTAGATTTGATGCAAGAGCAGTTGAAAGTAAGTGGATTAAGCAAATATAAACTCAGGAGGTTTTTATGTTAAATGGAATTTCTGCAAATACTTCTCAGCACATGCTTTTAGACGCCGGAGTTGTTTACACTGGATTTACAAGCCCATCTTCTATGGGTACTGTTATCGGTGCCACTCGTGGAG